GTAGAAGTTCCATCAATAGAAATACCTTCTGGTGGTGGATCACAGACACAGGAAGCACAGGTAGAAGCAACGGTAGAGACAGTTGAAGCAGAGATTGAAGCACAGGTTGAAGTCGAAGTAGCTGAAACTGCATCGGAACCAGAAACAGCAAGTGAACCAGAACAACAGGAAAGTGAGAGTAATGATGGTGGGAATAATAATAACAAAAACACTGGAGATGCAAAACCCAAGTCAAGTAAGAATAGCAAACAAGAGAAGCAAGATAAGAAAAAAGCAAAACAAAAAATTGCTACAAAAATTGTCACTAAGATACTACAAAGAATGGATAGCAGTGCAGCTTCACAAACTACACAACTAGCTCTTATGAATGCTATTGGAGCAAACTATAAAGATACAGTTAAATTAACAGACAATCCAACATGGTATACACCAGCAACAATATACAATCAACCCCAGCTTATTGATCCAGCCGCTAGCCTATTCAGTGGAGCGCAAGATCAGCTTATGGATAGGTTGATTGTTTCACAATACTGAGGGAAAAATAATGCAATATGAAGTAGGAATTTATAATAAATGGGTTCGTGATAGAATACGGAACGGCGAGGAGCCACCTATTGGATTAGAGGCAGAGTGGGAGAATGTTTATTATTTCGAAACTGAAGCAATTAATGAAGAACAAGCCAAACAAAAGATGGAACATCAATATCCTTTCGCCAGAGGATTTATTATCGAGAGTGTACAAAAGGTTGGAGTATAATGGTAGTTGTAGAAACTATGGCCGCGCTTGCGATAGCAAAGGGCGCAGTCAGTGGAATAAAGAGTGCGATTGATACGGCGAAGGACGTCAATGATATTGCACATTTCGTTGATGATCTGTTTAAAGGATATGATCAGAGTCGTCGCGCGGCGAGTAAAGCACAACAAAAAGCTAAGAAAGGTGATAAAAAGTGGAGAGACTTTCTCGGCAAGAAACTTAAAGATCAAGATGATGATGTGAGTATGAGTGATACGATTGCCGAAGTAATCGAACAGAAACAAATTGAAGAGCAATTAGAAGCAACCAAGCGAATGTTAAACAAACGTTTTGGTGCTAGTACTTGGGATGATATTGTTGATCTGAGAAATAAAAAAATAGAAGCACTCAAGAAAAAACGGGCGAGAGAAAAGGAAGAACGTGAACTTGCAGCAGAAAGAAAGAGACTGGGGCAAGAAGACACATACGACAAGATTCTTAAATTTATGTGGCAAGGCCCACTTATCATTCTATTCGTAATAGGTATGTGGTGGTTTATAGCAGCGAATAGCAAAGCAAATCTACCATTTTTATGGCAGTGGTAAGGAAAAACGATGAGATGGTTTCAATGTTTCATATGGGGACACAAATATAAAATGATGAATACCAAGAAATGGGGCATTATTAACGCATGTGCAAGATGTGGTAAGCCATTTGACTATGATGCAACAAAAACACCTAGCTAGGAAAAACAAAAATGGCAGAAGTAGAAATTGGTGGAGCAACGATCAAGGGTAGTAAGCTCCTCTTTGTCATACCATTACTCGGCACACTCGCAGGCGGTTTGTGGGGTGGATTTGAATTTTATAAGGATTATATGGACATGAAGGAAGCGATTGTAGAATACACTGCTCCTGATATGTCTGGATTTGATAAGCGCATTGCGATTATGGAATCTCGTATGAATGAAGAGATTGACCTTTTCAAAGAAGAAATGAATGTACTCAAGGACGAAGTTAAACTGATATCTGGTGTGAACCGAGATATGAAGATTGATATGAAGCAGGACGTTCGCCGTATTGAAAAGATTGTTGAAGATACCGAACAGCGTGTCAAAGAAGATAGTCGCGAGTTTGAAAAAGAACTCAAGCGTATGGAAAAAGAACTTGACGTTAAAGTGAGAAAAGCACTGACAAATCCTTTATCAGCAATTGCAAAATAAAGGTTGACATATATTCTAAGATAGAGTATACTGTGTATATGATTAGATATACACTTTTATTTTTTACCGTTGCGATTGCTACTGTGGCTATCGCTGACCATATTTTTGCTCAAGAAGAAAAGATTGCGCCACTGCCGTCTATTCCCATTGTTGAAGAAGTACAGCCAGAGCCAACCGTAGAGAAAGAAAAGACGAATCCAGAGTTAATTTGTCTTGCGATGAATCTCTATCACGAAGCAAGAAACCAATCGATTGCTGGTCAACTCGCAGTTGGCTTTGTGACGATGAACCGCGTAAACGATGACCGATATCCGAATACGATATGTGAAGTTGTAATGCAAGGTCCGACAAGACCATCGTGGAAAGATAAATCGAAATCATTTCCGGTCCGCCATCGATGTCAGTTCAGTTGGTACTGCGATGGATTAAACGATACTGTAAAAGAGATGGATACATTCAGTAAACTTTTTGAACTTTCCGAAATCATTTATGCCAATCTGATGATTGACATTACAGATGGTGCAACGCACTATCATGCTGATTATGTTTCGCCTGATTGGGCAGCAACAAAGACAAGAACGACAAAGATTGATGACCACATATTTTATAGATGGGAAAAGTAATGCTAGATACTAAATCGTTTTCGATTGAGATTGAGAAAATATCAAATGAACTCAATATACCATATATGGACGCTATCGTATGGTATTGCGAGAAAAACGAAATGGAAGTTGAGACTGCTGCAAAGCTCATCAACTCAAAGATTAAAGAAGCCATTGCACTCGAAGCAAGTCAACTGAATATGATGAAGGAAAAGATTAATAGTCTGCCAGTATGATAATGTATGATGTGAACGAAGGATTCGATGCTTACAAGACTTACCTTGCTCTGAAGCAACACTTCACGAGTAACTATGATTATTTCAAATACAATGGTAAAGTCCGTGCAAAGGTCGAATCTTTTTTGAAAAGAAAAGATAAGTTCTTCTTTCGAAAGCTCCAGAAAAAATACTCGAAGGACGAACTGGTTGAGTTCTTTGTCAGTAACTTTATTATTAATGGAGATAACTGGATTGGTAGTCTTGTATCTCAAGAAAGTGAGAATAACTATACAACTTGGCGAAAGAATATTGAAAGCATTACCTATCGTTTTTCTGATGACATACGCTTTCTTACTGATTTTTGCGATGATAATGGCATATCGGCAAATGATTTGATTATAATAGAGAACGGAGACCATCCAACTCTTCTTCGTTTTCATCTTCAAAACAAAATCAGTATTGAAACGCTCATTATACTCAATGAAGTTCTCGGATTCACGCGGTATTGGAATGCGAAACTTGATGATATTATATGGGATGAGAAAAAGAAGTTAGTATATAACTATAGATCATTTGTCAAATATGATCTTGATAAGTGTAAACAGATTGTAAAGGATAACTTATTATGAAAATGATTATGCCACTCTTAGCAGTTGGCGTGTTGGCTGCTTGTTCGCCTGGACAGATTGCTGCAAATCATGGGCCCGACCGATACGTATGGGTTGGCTGTCATGTTGTAACACAGAATCCTGCTCCTACTGGAGAATATGCAACAAGCATTCACGCTGGTGATCTGCCAGTCGGTGCAAAGTTCTATATGAAACAGGTAAGTAAAGACGGTACAGTTGGACCTGTAACAACTGGTGAGCCATGTGATTCTTTTTATGAAAAGATGAGAAAAAAACATTTAAGATAGGATGATGCCTAAGTTTACTGCTATAAGAGGAAAGTATAAACCAGTTAACTTAATAAAGTATGCTGGTAATGCTAAGAAGATAACCTATAGGAGTATGTGGGAACGCCGTTTTATGCTGTATTGTGACAGAAGTAATAGGGTAAAAAAATGGTCTAGTGAAGAGGTTGCAATACCCTATTTGAGTCCCTTAGACAATAAGTGGCACACTTATTATCCAGACTTTTATATAGAGTTTGTTGACGCCAAAAGAGTTACGAGGTCCAGAGTGATAGAAATAAAACCACGTTACCAATGCTCCTTTAAGGTTAATAAAGCAAAGTGGGAAACTGCTAAAAAATACTGTAGTGAAAATAATCTTGAGTTCCAGGTGTTAACAGAGGAGGAATTGTTTTGAAACGCAAGTTATTTCGCTGGGCAATAGATATTGCTGACACTGTAAACTTTTGGTTCAGAGACACTTTTAATCTGGATCCCAAGAGGCGTGTGCTTGAACTAAAGCAGAACCAAATCAGCATGGAAGAACTGGAAAGTACAATAGGAAAAGCACTTGACAGTGACAACTTTTTTTATAATATTTTAGAAGAAAGGAAAGAAAAACATTGACATCATTGGATAGGTATAGTATAAATAATATATTGATTATGAGTTATTGTGGACAAACCGAAATACAACGTAATACATTTAATATAAGGACATACAAGATATGACTACATCTTTCGCTGATCTTAAACGCTCTCGTACATCCGCTTACGACAAGCTGATCGAAGAATCCAAAAAAGTACAAAATACGAAGTCAAGTGGTGGAGCCGATACTCGGTTCTGGCAGCCTGAAGTCGATAAAGCTGGTAATGGCTATGCTGTTATTCGGTTTCTTCCTGCGCCACAAGGCGAAGACCTTCCCTGGGTTCGTCTCTTTACACATGGTTTTCAAGGTCCTGGTGGCTGGTATATTGAGAACTCTCTCACAACGCTCAATGATAAAGATCCTGTTGGTGAGTACAACTCCATGCTTTGGAATCGTGGTGATGAAGCTGGTAAAGAGCAAGCTCGTAAGCAGAAGCGGCGGCTCTCTTACATTGCAAACATCCAAGTTGTAAAAGATCCTTCTCGCCCAGAGAATGACGGTAAAGTATTTCTTTACAAGTTTGGTAAGAAAATCTTTGACAAGATTAATGATATGATGGCACCGGAGTTCGAAGATGAATCTCCTGTGAATCCCTTTGACTTCTGGGAAGGTGCTAACTTCAAGATGAAGATTCGGAATCTCGAAGGTTATCGTAACTACGATAAGTCCGAATTTGATTCTCCCTCTCCGCTCTCTGAAGATGATGATGAGTTGGAGTCCGTCTGGAACTCTCAGTATTCGCTACAAGAGTTCGTAGATCGGAAAAACTTCAAGTCATATGCTGAGTTGCAATCGCGACTGAAGCGAGTGCTTGGAGATATCGCAGTATCCTCTACTGCATCTGAGGTTGACGACGAAGATATTATGGAATCACCTGCCGTGACTCGTCAAGCTCCTGCACCTAAGGCGAAAGAGGATGAAGCGCCTTGGAGTGAAGAGTCTTCTGATGACAGCCTAGACTTTTTCAAACAGTTGGCTGAGGAAGACTAACAAAAGTGCAATGCTTTTGGAAGGGGAGTCCGCTGGGCTCCCCTTTTTTATCCATAACTATAGTCCCAATTTGGATCAGCAGGATAAGAGACTGGACTTGGTGCTATATAAGTTGACTTGCTGATGTTTGTTTGGCTCATATCTCTATTATCTGACGGAGCAGAAAGAACAGTCGCACCAGTTTGTTTTTGTTCTCTTGCAGACTGTGCGGCTTGAGTTCTTGCCGCTAATTCTGCTGCACCATCGCCGCGGCCTGTTGGTGTATCTGCCATTGCTTTCGGGAGTTCTTGACCTGTTTTTGGATCCAAACCAGCAAATTCATATACTGAATTGGGTATTGCTTTTGATGCTAGATTTTGAATAAAACCAGCATTTGGATCTGGCAAAACGGATCTTAAAATATTTTTTAAAAAGTTTGTTGCCATATCTCCAATATCTCCTGTATCTGGCAACTCTACATTTCCATTAAACATTTTGGTCACTGCATCAATTGCAGGTTTGATTGCATTATTCCATATCCATCGACCTGGAGAAGTAATAATATCTAAAGCCTTCCCCGCCAATGTTTTTAATGATCCGACTATATCATTCGGAATCAAACTTTTCATATATTTGACAATGTTATCGATGCCATCTCCAGCCCACTTAACTATACTGAAGTAACCTTCTTCTGGTTCAGAAGAGAAAATATTCTTTCCAAATTTTATAAATTTATCAAAAGTATCATTGAAAGAAAAACTGTCTAACGCTTTTGAAAAATTTTCAAATCCTATTTTTTCAGCAAGCCATGAAACACCATCTTTTAATAAATCGAGCGGAACAATAAAGATACCTTTAATTAATTTAATTGCGCCTGCTAACAATCCATCCAGTGTTTTTTCCATTGTACTTCGAGCATCATCTTCACCTTTTTTTGAGAAACCTTCGATAAATCCACTAACAAAGTCAAAGATAGCAAACAAAGGTAATAGAAGTTTACTTGCAATGCCTTTCAACACAGGCATAATTTTTGCAAACATTCCGGCGGCTTTACCAACCGATTGTGTTATACCAGATATATCGCCAATAAACTTAAAGAATCTTACAAACGGGTCAACTATTGCTCTGATAGATGCTCCTATCTTTCCTGCGACACTAAGGTCTTTAAATGCCACTGTGACCGTTTTTCCAAATACTTGAACTTCTTTCCCGACAGCAGTAAATCCTTTAATAACATTTCGAAGCGGAGTCATAAAGAAATCAATTGCTTTCGTTAATGATGTGAAGTTTTTAGGCGCGAGTGCTTTGTTTATTCTGCCAAAGAAATCGTTTACGGGCGCAAATGCCTTTGCAAGGGCTACAGAACTAAAGACTGCACCAAACGCTCTTATTACAGGATTTAATAGTTGAGATGGAAGAAGTACGGCACGAATATATTTTGCAAGATCATTTGACCAGAGTGTTAATGCTCCTAAAGCTCCAAGCAAAATTTTACCGAAAGATTTGATATCAAATTCAAAATCATCTTCAGTAGCACCGACAGAGCCACTAACTGTCTGTACGCTCGTGGCTTCTTTCTGTTCATCAAATATTGTTCTTAACGCATCGAGTGTATTTGATTGGATATCGACAAGTTGAGTCAACAGAGATACCTGTATACTTGCAAAATTAACAAGATTCTTTAGCGGTTGCAACACAGGATCCTGTGCAGGTCCGCTTACTTGCATCATTTGTCCTACTGTTACTGCGCCAGTCGTCGGTGCTAATTGAGGTACAGCCATTATTCTTTTTCCAGTCTTTCTTTCTCTTCTTCTAGCCAAGCAAGTAACAGGCTAATGTAAATTTCTCTTTCAAAAGGAATCATTTCTTCTAACTCAGTCAAACTATATTTGTGGTGTTGCATCAAACTAAAGTTCGTATGATATATGTTTAGCAACGAATTATGACTGAGTGCTACGTAAAAAAACTCTGCATTCCTTCTAGTTTGATTGTTTCTGTTTCACCACACTCTGGGCACGTATATGCAATTTCATGTGTTAGTTTTGGTAATGTATTAAAGAACTCCACAATCTTCTCAAAGTTTTCTTTCGTTAAGTTCTCAATAAACTCTCTTGATTCTTCTTGTGTAAAATCTTCGTATATATCACCTTCATCATAAAATAAATCAATACATTCACATACAACATTTAACAGTTGTTCAATTTCATTGTTGGTTGTTTGCGTGTTAAAAAACATGGATGTCTTTGGGTCACGCAATTGAATACCAACACCTCCTTCGAGTTCAATCGTATTATTATGTTTTTCATTAAACTCAATTTCAATCGAATCAATATCAACCATCACCTTAGTCGCATGAGAACACTTACTTGAATATTCTTCTTTCATATGTTTCAACGAGAGTTCAATCTTTTCGCCGACAGACTTTGCTCTCAATTTCAAAAACAAATATTCAAGATCATATGATGTAAACTTCTCTTTATCAATGTCTGGCGTCAACACACAAGAATCAAGAATGTTCATCACTGCATTGTAAATATCTTTTTCTTCACCACTCTCTAAAGCCATATAAAGAATTTTTTCTTCTTTGACTAAGAAAGGTCGAAACTTAATCGGTTCTTTTGTTGACGGAATCACTGTGTCAAACTCAGGTGTTACTAGCTTTGGTAAAGCCATATTATATTCTCCATTTTATAGATTACGAAATAAACGGTATTTTGGGAAGTCCTCCTGTGAAACTGACTCCGGACTTTCTACCAAGTTGTGTCATAAGTTTTCTTGGATTGAGTTGCGTCTTCGCTTGATTCTTAATACCAGCAATACTAAATGGTAAGTTTAAACCACCCGCAAGCTGTATTCCATCTGTTCCAATCCGTAATTGCGTACCAAGTTTTGATTGGTCACGCTCTTCGAAATAACGATACGAAAGAGTAACATTCATTCTCTGCATTCCAGTCTCATCCCAGTTCAAATCGAGTGCATTAATCACGCTTGGATACGCATCTATGAGATCAACAGCATATGTTTTAAATCCCTGTTGGTCAAGTTGATAAATTGTGATACCACGCTTACAGATATAATCATCGTAGTATCCAGTATTAAACTGTGTTTTTCTATCGTCACTATTTAAACCCGGATTACGATGCATACCACCGATTAAATCTTGCCAGCGCATGAAAAACTCACGTTCACGCAAATCTGGACTACAAATAATCGTTAAAGGTATATCAACATAGTTTGCTTCGATTCCGATTTTATACGGAACACCATAGTCTCTATATGTTACATTCTCTATATTTCGTTGTGGCATTACTGCGCCTGAAGTTCGAAGCATAAGAGAACTTGACAGACCAAACGATCCGCCAATCTTCGATAGAATATCTCCACCAATCTCAACTTCGAAGTCACTCGATCTTGCAAAACCAACGCTGTGTATCTCAGCAGTAAATGAGTCAACATTAAATGCCATTTTATCTTCCTTATACCATCGTCCTGGAGTCACGCCATACTTTTGACTTTGAACTCTTTTCGAAACGCTCTAATGGTAAAAACAATGCTGTATCCCAGTCTGTTGAGCCTATCTCTAAAAAACGACTACGCACATTTGCATTCAAATACATCTTGAATGTCGGTTTGTAATACTTACTCACGCCTTTCAATATGTCATAACTCAGTTTCAACTTCGTGGATTCGTCATATCGAGAGTTCGTTGTAAGGTCATATAAAGCATCCATTAATCTTGCGCGAAGAGGTAGCGGTAAATAGTGCATATTAATACCTTGAAAGCCACCGGGAACGTTCTGCACTTTAAATATTAACGGAAACGTATCGTAATATGGTAACGTCTTCTTATGTTTTGGGTCATAAGAAAATAAATACATCTTTCCGATAGCCGCGCGATTCTTCAGTTGTGTACGATCCTCTTTCATTAATGTAGACGGTGTAACCGATGCTTTCTTTGCTTCATCACGAAACCAAGTACGAGCAGATTGTGTCCGAGCAGGAATCTGACCAGCACGAACTCCTCGTGTCAAGATTTGGTCGAATGTAGTAGCAGCCAAAGTAAATCTCCTTTGACTTATTTATAATCGTTTATTTGATTCCAAGCTCCTTTTCCGTCAAAACAATAAACTTGTACTTACGGTCTTTACACCATTCTACTGCTGCTTCCCATTTATATTGATTGACGGCATAAGTTTTGACTTCGTTGATATACTTACGAGTCATTCTTTTTTGAATACGCGGTTCTTTTGTTTGGATCGATGGTTTAATTTCTACAATCCACTCTTCAATACCATTATTTGTCTTTATTTTAAGATACACATCTGGGTAGTAATGATGTATTTTACCATCGATTGGACTTCGATATGGTATGATATGCTCTTCGCTTGACCATTGAAGAACGATATCCGTATAGTCACACCATTTGAAATACTTTAATTCCCATGATGATCTATATTTGATTTTAGATAGATCCCCCCTATACTTCTGAGGATTATGAGGTATGTATCTGCCTTTGAGTGTTTTCATTATAAATAAGTAAAATAGTTTACGATAAGGATATTTATCAGTGTCATCATCAGCTCCGAATCAGCCGAAAAGTTCAAATGAATTGAATAAAGAACCTCGAGATGATTTCAAAAGGTCTATATCTCAAACTACAAAAAAGACTTTAAGATTTCCAGGTAATCTTGATGAAATTGATCACTGGGTATGCTTTCGCGCACAGCAACCAAAACTTTTTAAGACAGAAGACTTTGAAAAGAAAGATGATATAACAGTAATACATCTTCCAATGCCAGCAAACATTGGAACAACATACGACCACAAATATAATACAGAAGCGATTGGAGAACAAGGAAGATTGGCTGCTGGTTCTTCAGATATACTTGCTTCTGGTAGTGTATCTTCTATTATTGATAGAATGAAGTCCGTTACAAAGGAAGACGTTGCTGATTCAACAGCAAGATTGTCGTTTGATGCTGTTGAAACGGCGATATCTGGTGTTGGTTTTGGCAATGCATTTAAAGGAGCGGTTGCTGCTCAAGGAATAGCTAAAAATCCATATATGGCTGTTATGTATGATAGCCCTCAGATGCGGGCCCATTCTTTTGCATGGAAACTTATCGCTCGAAATCCAAGTGAAAGTAAAATATTGACAGATATTGTAAAAGCATTTAAATATCATGGCGCGCCAGGGATCAATCAAAAGAATAAACACTTTTTAGATTATCCCGAACAGTTCGATATTGACTTTAAGCATGAAAATCATCTATATAATATCGGACCTTCTGTGTTGACTTCCTTTCAAGTTCAGTATCATGCCGAAGGTCGCCCGTTGTATTATGATATTTCTGCTACAGAAAAAGCACCAGTATCTGTAAATATTACTGCTTCATTCCAAGAAATCGCTATTGTGACGAAACAATCAATTGATTCGAGTAACAGATAATGACATTCTTTTTTCATAATCATCCAACGATTTCATATGATGTTGAGAAAAACGGCATCTCTTATACTGCTCAAAATCCTCTTGTCCGATATCAGTTACAAGAAATACTGAAAAGCAGGGCTGCTTTATATTATCAGCATGATATTCAAGAAGGCCAAAGCGCAGAGTTTATTGCTGACAAATACTATGGTGACTCTACGCTTGATTGGATAATCTTTATCACCAACGATATCATTGACCCTCAATATGATTTGCCGATGGACTATCAACAGTTTGTTGCATTTATTAAGTCAAAATATGGCTCAACTGAATCCGCATTGACAACTGTTCATCATTACGAAGAAATTGTTCAGGCACAATCAGTATTGTTTGATGGAACGATTGTTCCTGAAAAAGCAATCATTGTGGATGAAACGACATATAACAGTTTAGTGCCTGCCGATCGACGTGAAGTTACGAACTATACGTATGAAGAACGATTGAACGAATCAAAAAGAACAATTAAAGTTCTCCACAAAGACTTTCTCACCGACTTTTTAGACGAAGCGGAAAGAATTTTTGAATAATGGCTTTATCATATAAACCAACAGACCTTGAACTTCGCTCGTGTGTTCTCCACAATTATGCTGGAGAAACCATGGATGTGCGGAATATCATATTGGAGTTTAATATCTATCATAGTGTTTTTGCAAACGCAACAAAGATTGATATGGCTCTTCTTGATGGTAATGGTCTTGTAGAAATTTTTCCGATTATTGGCGAAGAGACTTTGGTAATGGAGTTTAAAACTCCAACATTTGAAAATACATTAAGATATTGTTTTCATATCTACAATGTTAGTGATAAAGATAAGTTTGAACCAAGATCAGACAAATATATTCTTCATGGATCAAGCCAAGAAGTAATGGGCAATCTTCGCAGGTCTGTTAACAGGTCGTATGTTGATATGCCTGTGTCTTCGATTGTTAAAAGTATATACAATAATTTCTTGAAGCCAACAGACGAAAACGAATATACTGTCATTAGAAAGAATAAAAAACTCTCTATTCAAGAGACTAAAGATAACTTTACTGTTGTATTTACTGGCGAGAAACCTATTACTGCGATTAAATACTTATGTCAAGAAGCACAAGCAAAAAATGACGAAGCGGGCTTTGGTTCAAACTTTTATTTTTTTGAAAAATCAGATGGATACTATTTTGAGACGATAGATAGTATGTTATTAAAAGAGCCCGTCGATGATTTCTTTCTTGCTCAAGCATCAGTAGAAGTCGATCCTATCGCCGGTAAAAAAATTGATGAAGATAAAAAGATTACAAATCTTGATTTCGTTGAACAAGTAAATGTATTAAAAAATCTTGGCCGTGGCATATATGCCCATAAAGTTGAAACGATTGACCCAATCACAAAACGGTTCACAACTGATACATTCTCATATAAAAATGAGTCTCAAAAAATAACACATCTTGAACATAAGAAGAAAAAACTTGATGATACATTCTTATATTCTGAGGAGTCATTACTTTCTGACGGAGTTGATAGTTCTGTAACTTATTATACGATATCAAATATTGGCGATAACTACAGTAAACAAGACTTTTTAAGCTCGGCTACTGCGACAGATCCACAGATTCGAAATCCAAGAAAACTACATTCGTTTTTAAAATATAATGTCGCATCAAAAGCACAACTATCAAATATCGTGTTGAGTGTTACGATTCCTGGAAATAGTAAGATAGAAGTTGGTGACGTTGTTAATCTACATATTCCTCAGTCTTCTGAACTTCCAGAAATAGCAAAACAATTAAATCTCTTATATGACAAGAAGTTCTTAGTTGTTTCTGTTAGACATACATTTAAAAAGACTGATAATAAGTATTATACCATCTTTGAGTGTAGAAAAGATACCTATGGTAAGAAGGCTGAAAAGGTAACATAATGAAAAATCTTGGTGAACAGTTTATTTGGTGGTATGGTGTTGTAGAGGATCGTGGTGATCCTCTTGAGCTAGGTCGTGTGCGTGTCAGGTGTTATGGGTGGCATACAGAAAATAAACAAGAACTACCAACTGAACATCTTCCGTGGGCACAACCGATACAGCCTATTACTTCTGCTGCGATGGGTAATATTGGACATTCACCAACTGGCATTGTTGAGGGCACATGGGTTGTAGGCTTCTTTGCTGATGGCGAAGAAGCACAGCGTCCTGTTGTAATGGGAACTCTTGCGGGTATTCCTACTTCTGTTGCAAACACAAAGGAAGGATTTAATGATCCCAACGGCATCTATCCTACTCGGATTGAAGTGCCAGATGTTGATGAAAGAGCCAGAGGAAATAATAATATTACAAAGACTCCAGACTCTACGATTGATGAGCCTACTGATCCATACGCTGCTCAGTATCCATTTAATCATACACATCGATCCGAATCTGGGCATTTAATTGAAATTGATGACACAACAAATGCCGAGAGGATTCATGTATATCATAAGTCTGGAACTTTTATTGAAATACATCCAAATGGAGATGTGGTAACACAACATAAAAATGGTTGGCGATCTGTTACTGGTAATGATAAAGTGCATGTTACTGGCGATATGACACTTGTGGTTGATGGTAATATGAATGTCACTGTTGGTGGCAATCAAACAACGAATGTAACAGGTAACGTGAAAATTAAAGGCAAGCGCATAGACTTGAATAAAAACGAATGACCATTCCAGTTCATAGAGAAACAGATTCAAGAACTTGTGGAGCTTCGACAATTGTTTCTGGGCAAGATTTTGTTTATGCAAATGATTTATTGATTTCCGTTGACGGAGACCCTAATAGTCATGGAGCAGGTAGTCTCATTGCCGCAACAAATCAAGTTTTCATAAACAATATTATGGTTGTTAATGTTGGAGATAGTGCGGCTCCGGATGGATTATGTCCTTCGGTGGCTGGTCCACACTGCGCTCCAGCATCTTCAAGCGGATCTCCCGATGTATTTGTTGGAGATTGATATTTTGATTATAAATAAGTAAAACAAAGAGAAGACATATGCCTGAACTCAAAGAACCAATATTCAAAGATATACCGTTGAGTTTTACGGCGCATCCAGTAACTGGTAATGTCAAGGCATTAACAAATCGTGACGCTGTAAAACAGAGTGTTAAAAATATTGTTTTGACAAATCATTATGAACGTCCATATAATCCAATTCTTGGTGGCGACATTATCTCTCAGTTATTTGAAAATATGGATTCTATTACTCAATATGAGATTTCAACTAATATAAGACGGGCATTAAATAACTACGAACCTAGAGCAATCATCGATGATATTGTAACAGACTTTCTCGAAGATCAAAATGCAATTAACGTGACGATTACATTTCGAGTCAATAGTGATGCAGAACC